TTAAAGTAATTGAACCTGAACTGCCTGAAAGTGTTAAAGATAAAGAACCTAAAAATAATGAATCTTTATATCTTGCTCTTTCCATTGGTAAAGCAAAAAATTCAGATGAAGATACAGTGCCAAATACAAATTTAGCATTTTCATCACCTAATACTAAATCTTGCCATTGACCCCAAATCGTTCCTGTAGGTGATTTACCATTAACTGCTTGATTGTAATTTAAACTACCACTACCTGCTTCATTACCATAAGCAATTGCAAATTGAATTGATTCAGTAGTTGCAGAATTGAAAGTATTAATATAATAATTACCTGCAGAACTTGCTACTTGTACAGAAGAAGTAAATATAGAAGATAATGAAGGTGAATTATTTGAGAATAATGTAGATGAAATAGCATCTGTGCTAACTACAAAATCACTTGGGTCTAATCTGTTAAATGACATATTCTATTTTTTATGATACTTTAGTTACTGTTACGGGAATTGTTAAGCGAGCACCTGAATCTCTACCTACTACGGTTAAAGTAGCTTGTAAAATAGTATTTGATCCAAATAATGTATTTACTGTTGTTGCTCTTAAATTAATTGTAGTACCTACAACTGTTTTAGATACTGAAGTACCTAATGTAGTAGTTTGATTAGCTACGTTTAATGCTGTTACTGATGGAGTATTCACACCTACACCTTCGAATGTTGAAAATAATCTAACATCAGAAATTGTAGCTGTATATCCAGCTGCTTCAAAAGTATTTCCACCAAAATAATTTAATGTTTGAGGAGTAATTGCTAATGCAGCCCCTTGTTTGATTATAATCGAAGTATAACCTAAATCCAAGATAGGCATTTTAGCTGTACCACGTGGTAAAGTTGTAAGTTTATATTTCATTACCTGTGTTGATTGAGGAAACGCCTCTAATAAAGGCATGTTATCAATCGCCTGACCGTAATAAGCAGAACCTGAAGGATGGTTTGGATTATACAGAGTATAATCAATTTCATCATCTGCTAAAGCAAATTGAGTGATTCTAAACAAACCATCATTTTGAGCTAACAACTGACGGCCTGTATCAGTTAAAATTGCGTCTACTGTTACTACGCTATTATTTAAATATCCCATTTTTTGTGTATTTTATTATAAATATGTAAGTTTATTGTTTTTTATTAAATATTTTATAAAAATCCTGCGGATTGAGCAATTTTTAATAAATTATTTTTATATTTTGGATTAAAGTTTTGAGGTACAAGTAATCCAGGTATATTTGTTGATGGAGATGCTTTTAATGTAGGATAATAAGGATTAAGAGTTACAATAGTTTCATTATATATTCCATTTATATTATTAATATTAGATCCAGTAGTATATGTAGATTGAATACCAGAAAACCATACATTATAAGTACCAAAGCTTCCTGATATTGGGGTTTGGCTTCCAGATGTAATATATTGTCTTATTTCAACAGATATTCCGGGGAAATATCCACTTCCACTTTCACCAAAATTTATACCATAAAAACTATAAGGAAAGATAGAATTAACTAAAGGTATATTACTTGTTAATGGGTTTGGTATTACACTACCAGATAAAGGAATATTATTTGTTGGAGATAAATCAATTGTATTACCATTAATATCAATTAAAGTAGTAATATGAACTATATAACCTATATCAGCTATTAAAGGTGAAGAATCACCATATAATACTGATCCACTATTAATATTGTCAAAATAAGCAAACCAGTTACAATAATTTTCAACATTAGCTACTGAACCTATTGTACTTCCAGCTATCATAGGTTGATTAACAAATCCTTCATAAATAGAACCTGTAGGAGAAATTGTTTCACAACCAAAATATCTTGGATTAGCAATACGAGCTGTTGTGTAATTAGAAGCAGGAGTTGTTGATGGGGTTGCACTACCTGTTCCTCTAGAGGCACTAATAATTACATTAGCATTTACTGCTGTAATTGTGTTTGATGAAAAATCAACATCAAAAAATTCGGAATTTACTCTTGCAGCGTCAACATTCCCTGCTAATACTAAACAATCTGGTTCTATATAATCTTCAAAAATTGTAAAATTACTAACAGTTAGAGTACCAAATAAAGTTTGGGAAATAAAATTTAAAGGAGCTATAATGCCTTGAACTTGTAATTTATTTACTGTTACAGTAGTTGAAGAGGGTATAACCCCAGAATCATAAATAACCCTAAGATTATTAGAATTTGAAGCATCAACAATAATAAAATTTGAACTTACAGAAGGGTCAGAGGTATAAGTAAATGTTAAATAATATGTTTTATCAAAATTAAAATCATAAGATGAAAAATAAAAATTACTAAAACCACTAAGACTTCCTAAAGAAGCAGTTTCATATACTTGTACTATTTCTACATTACAATCACTTAATTCACCATTAGTAACTGTTATTACAGATCCACTTAATTCACCATTATAAAATTCTTCTTGTGTTGAATTTACAAATGGAACTAAACCATTTAAGGATGGTGTTGAACCTGACCAACTTTGAGTAATATTTACAATACCATTTCCTGTAAATTGGGAGGATGTTAAACCAAATAAATTAGGCATTGTTCCACCTGTACTACCAGTAATGGTATACATTTGAATAGCTGAGCCAGTAATTAATATATTTTCGGTTTGGTATTGAATATTAGTTGAACCACTTTCAATCCAAGCTATTGATGAAGTAATATTAGGTTGAGGAACAGGATATTTATTTCTTTCTAAGGTAGTTTGTTTAATTACAATACCTGAAGCTAAATTTGTTCTAGCTGGAGTAAAATCCTGGATCATTTTAAATAAAGAATTATCAAAATATTTAATAAGTCTTATATAATCCCAAATATTATAGTTACTTGTATATTTTTCAAAATAATAATCTCTAATAGCATTTAAGGCAGGGTATGATTCTGCAGATGAAGATACTAATCTTGGATCACCAATATATTCTCCAATATTAAAATATCCTAATTGTCCAGCAATATCATTATTAATTTCATTTTGAGGAGAAAATGCTACCTCAACATAATCAATATTTGGTGTATAAGATCCACTTACAGCAACACTTTGTTGAACTGAAATAAATGGAGATAATACTTGATTAGTTGGTAAATTTGGTTCATTACTTCCACTATAAGGTAATATTTCATTTTGTTGTCTAATTTTATTAGAAACACGATTTTTAATACCTGCTGGGAATTGATTTAAATAAAATATTTCGGTATTTGGAATAAATACTGGGGTTGTATTAAATTTAAATGTATTAGTATTTGCAAATGATTGAGTAGTAATCCAAGATCCTGTTACTTTAGGATGTATTGAAATTGATGAAGTATATAATTCACCTCCTAAAGTTGCTCTAAATGCTAAAGTATCTGGGGATGTATTGGTTCCATTAGCATCAATTGAATAAGGATTCATTACATAATCATCAAACTCACTTTGACTTAAAGGAGTTGTGTAAAATCTAAGTTCTTGAAATGAACCAGAGAATACTTTTCCTAATGTAGAATTAGTACCATTGTAACCTAAAAAAAATTCTTGACTAATTTCCCATGAATCTGAACCATAATAAACTGATGAGGATGCTTGAAAACCTATATAATTCCCATCTTCACCATCATAATTTTTATTAGCAGCAATTAAGGTAAATAATGTAGGATCTACTATATCTTTATTAATAATTACTGACCACCAACCTTTATTTAAAAATGGTAAGTAAACACTTGCTGTGTTTGTTGGTTGTGTTATAGAAGGATAAAATTCTAATAAAGCAAACTCATTATAGGGGTTTGGTATTGAACCTGAATATGAACCTGAAGTGTAAGCTGAGCCTGTATATCTTAAAATAAGAGCAGTGTTTTCATTAGTAGTCCATATACTTTGAGAATAATATCCGGTATTTGAAGGTATTCCTCTTGTTTGAAATCTAACTTCTACTGCATTTGGGGTATTTGAACTCCAAGCTGAATTTAATTGAAATGAAGAGGTAATATAATTAGTTCCTAAGGTATCAAAAGCATAATTATATTGATTAAACCAAAAATCATAATCATTTTCTATAATTTTATTTTGACCACCAAATTCATTTACTTGTAAAATAGTATCGGGAATACCATAAAGAGTAATTAATGCTCTTAAGCCTTCTACTGTACCTTTTTTCTTAAGTAAGTAAGGTAAATTAGCATATATGCGTTTATATATCTCAGCGTTTATATCTTCGGTCGGTATTAACGAACTTGTGGATGATGCGGTAATATACGTGTTTATATACTCATATCCAGAAGGTGTTGGTAATGAGCCAGTTGTATAAGGTAAATTATATAAACTACCTGAAGGTGTTAAACCTAATAAAGCTGAATATAAATCGTTTGTTGAAAAATTATTTTGGTATATTTTAATACCCATATCTCTTAAGATATCAGCTACTAAATCTTTTGATACACCGTAATTTAAACGGTTATCATTATTATACTTGTTAGTAATATCTTGAGTATATAAAAATATATTATCAAAATGCTGTCCAATCATCTCAATAAACAATTCATATTGAGCATTTTCAGGATCTTCTAAAAGATAAGAAGGAATAGCATTTATTAAAGCATTATTATTTTCAATGTCATATTCTTCAGCTACTAATGATTGAGAAACAAAAAATGCTTGACCAGTTATAGATGTTGTAGAAACATTTGTATATGGTGGAGTTGAACCTGTTTTAGGCCAACAAGCTGAACCTGAATTAAAATATAAAAAATATTCATAATTATCAAATCCAGTAATAATTTCATTTATTTTACTTTGCCAAATAACATTACTTGAAGAAACATAATAATTTGAAGGAGTAGCAGAAGAATAACTAGCACTATAATTGTACTGTTCAATTAAAGATAATTTATAATAAAAATTTTCTAGTCTAGTTTGAGCAGATGAAAAATGAATAAAATTATCATAATTAGAATAATCTATGTTAATTTCAATCCCTGTTTTAGCTAATAAATTATTTAATTGATATCTTAAACTACCAGAACCTTGTGTTGAATCTGTAGTAGCAAGTTGATTTGAATTATTATAGTCTGTAGAATTATTAATTTGGTTTTTTATACCAATATTAATATTAGGACCTTTTAAATAAATACGATCATTAGTTACATCAAAGGTTTGAGTAATATTAACATTATAAGCAACAGGAGTTGCTACTTGAGTTACTACCCAACATTGAGAATTTATGTCAAATTGTTGAGGTAAAGCTTCATATAATTTAACTAAAACTGTTGGATTAGTAATACTAGAAGTATCTAATAAAACATTATTAGCAATTATTAATGCATTATCTCCAAAATTTAAATAAAAATCATAATAACTTCCTGTTGCATTTGCAATATTATTTGTTAGTTCAATTGAAGAAGATATTACTAAAAAATCAGGTATAGAAGTTGTATCTAATCTAACCTCAGTTCTATCTGGGCTGATTTGAGATATAAAATAATTGTTATTAGGGTCTGATGCTAATTTATTACTTACAAAGTTATATAAAGTATTATATTGACCTTCAGTAAATCCTTGGGTTGTTAAATCAATTTCAGGATAAATTGTTAAAACATTATCTAATAATCTGTAACCATTATAACCAATAACATTACTTGTTAATATAGTTCCATTTAAATCATAAACAAAATATTCAATATGATCTGTAGTTGGGTTGAATAAATTTTCAACCTCTACAGAAGTAATAAGAGAAGTATCATTTACTGAATATTCTTGAAACTCAAATGTAGTTGGGTTTAATGGGGTTATGTTAATTATTTCGGCCATTATATACTTCCTGTTGTTATTGTTGGTACACTTATAAGTTGTTGTTGTAAATCTAAATTCTCTTGTCTTAATTGAGTTATTTCTTCAATTAATGCTTGAATAGTATCATCATTATTAAAATCACCAGCATATTCTTGACTGGTTTTAATAAGGTACTGATGAGAATTTATATCTCCAAACTTAGGTATTTCAAAAAATAAAGTTTGATAATTTGTAAAAAATTCTGATACTGATATTGTAGGTGCTACTACAGAACTAGTTGCTGCAGGTTGAACTAATTGATTAAAAGAAGTATCAATAACCCTTTCATATTGAGTTTTACTGTATACTTGTTTTGTTAAATTTATTATTTCACCAGCCATTATCCATTTATAACTTTAAAGTAATATTGATTATCAAATACTATTTTTGAACCATTAAGATTTGTTTGAATTAAAATAGCATAATATCTTTCAGGTTCTAAACCATTCATGTAAATATCAAAATAACTTGATGTAGCATCAGCACTAATTTGAGTATATTGTGAATCAAAATCTATTATATATTCATTTGTATCTAAATCTTTAATAGCATACAAAGATGAACCTGAAGGTAAATAAAAATTATTTAAATAAACAGATGAGGTTTCCCATATTTGAACTGGGTATTCAGGTCTAGCATTAATTCTAAATCTATTAATACTTTCAGGATAAAATGTTCCTGGGTTTTGTGCTAATGTTAAAGTTGCTGGTGTTGTATTTAAAACTGTTTGTTTAGATGATCCTGTATTCCAATTAAAATCAAACCAACTAATTTGTAAAGCTGGTGGGTAAATTGTATGAGTATCTCTTGAAAAATATTTTAGTTCTGGTTGAACATCTTTATTATCAATAAATTCATCTTTTTGTTTTATAATAAATCCATCATTTGACCAAGATGGAGTTATAGTAGCCCAAAATTTTATTGTATTAGTAACATCCAAATTAAGATCTTTAGTACTATAAAAAGTAAAATTAGTTGATTGAGTAATAGGATTAATATTTGAATTAAATAATGATAGGTTTGGAGAACCTGTATACCAAGTACCTCCTCCAGCAAATGAATATGAAACATTATAGGAAGCTGTTACATTTGATCCTAAACTAGCAATAACTGTAGGCCATTTAATTGATCCTGAATAGGTTCTCCAAATCCAACTTACACCATTAGTTACTGAGGGTTCATCTAAATATCTTCCTGTACCCATATCCCAAGCACCTGAAACTGGATAGCATTCAAGTGTGGTGGTTGCATTCATTCCTGTAGAAGTAGCAATATAACATTGTAGATTAGCTTTCCAAGATCCACTATTATATACATTATCAGGAATTAAGTCAAATGCAGTGTTAAGATCATCATTATTAAATTTAATTAAAAATCTACTTGTTTGTGGATTTGGGTCTGAGTAAGCAAAAGATGTTTCTGTGGCTTCAATAATTTCATCCATTCCCGTATTCATACTAGGGAACAATGAATACATTGTTGCATCTTTTTCAGGAAATATTTTATAAACTGCCATTTTTATTTATTATAAATTTACTATTCTACCTTGAATGTCTTGATTTGGATATTTAACTTCAAATATTGAAGGATCAAGTGATGGATAAATTACATTTCCTATTGTTGCTGCATTTATATCATAAGTATAAGGTGAATATCCTAAATTTGTTCCTACAAAATTTGAAATTGTTATATCTTTTACTGTTTGTACACCTTTTATTCTATCTAAAAGAATATAAAGTTCCCTTAAAATAATAGGTTGATTAAGTTGCCATTTATCAATAGCAAAATAATCTTTTAATGCTGTAATACAATCAAATAATACTTGACTACTATTAAATTCGGGAAGTACTATAATATCAAAATTTACGCCAATATTAATAATAAATCCATCTTTAATATTAACAGCATCATTAACCATTCTATATTGAGATAAGTATGTAGTTAAATTTTGTTTTAAAGCGGGTGATGCTGTGTTTAATTGATTGTTTGCGTTATATGACAACACATACAAGTCTAATACGGAATTAGATTCGCCTGCAGACATTGATTGAGCTTTTGTAGGTTCAATATATGCTTTAGCAATAACTCCAAATTTAGCAGGCATTGATAATGATCTTACTAAATAATCATCTTGAGTTACGTTACGTAATTGTGTTGCAAAGTTTGCTGAGGTATTTTGTCTAATTTCTTCTATTGAATCTCCATCTCCACCACCATCAGCAGCAATTGGATTAGTAACTGCTAATGATGCAAATATAGTATTTGCCGTTGTAGAATTTAAATTTGAATTTAAAAACTGAATATTTGCTACTAAATTTGTTAGATCATTTGAAGGTACATTTGCTTCAACTCCACCGCCTGTTAAATATCTAACTGTTAAAGTTGTTTGTGATGGGGCAATACCATAAGTTTTAGTAAATATAAAGTTTGAAGGAGCATAAGCTGTTGTTAATTTATATTTTTCAAATGGTAAACCTAAACCTACGTTATCGGAATTAGGGATAATTTCTTCATCTGTATCTGTTGCAGTACCTGCACCAAATTGTATTTGTAATGAACCTGAATCTAAAAAACGTGTAATAAATCTTCGTTGGACTTGTTTAAGTTTTAAAAGATAAGGTGTATCTCCTTGATATTGAGATAAATTAGGATCATTTGGATTAGTATTTTTTATAGAATCATAAACAGCATCTTGTGCTAAATAATCTACTTCATACCATTCATTAGAATCAGTATCAAAAACATCTAATATACCAATAATTCTTTCAGCATTAATTTCAACTGTTGAGAATTGTTGAGGAGCACCAAATGAAAACGTAGTTGTATTAATTGTTGAAGATATTGAATTTCTTGTTTTTTTCAATAAAAAGGAAGTTGGATTAGCTCCTGATGTAGCAAAAATTGATACTTCTGTAGGGTCACCTGAACTTGAAACTGAAAAATCAATTGGGTCTTCTATTAAAAATGAAATATTAGGATTAGTAACTGATTTTACTTGAGCATTTTGATTAATAAAAAGTGCATAATCAAAATCAGGAATCCAGGTTGAACCTGAAAGTTTAGCTGGTACTTGTTGGTAAAAATCAATAGGGGCAGAAGCAACTTGAGTTACATTTGGTTTATAACCAAACATATAAGCTAATTCATATAAATTATTTGTTTGACGAGCATATTGTACATATGTTTCTTGAATTTGATTATCAAGATAAAATGATAAAACATCACCTACATAGGCAGCCATCTCCATAAACATCATACCTGGTGATGCTGGAGTAAAATCGTTATATGTTGTAGGGAAGTAAGTTTTAGCATAGTCTACTAAACTAGCTCTTAACTCACTAAAGTCCCTATTAATGTATTGTATGTTTTTTCGTTGAGTTGCCATTATGTAAATGCTATTTCTACAGTATCACTTAAACCTGTATCTTTTATATTATATTTTAATATTACGTTAATTTGATTAATGTCTGGGTATGAATCTATATTTAAACTTCCTATAATAACACTTGGGAAGTATAAATTCAACTGGTATTGAATATCTTCTTTTAATGAATCAAGATTACCTGTTGTAATTTGTTGAAAAATAAATGCTCTTAAATTACCACCAAATGTTGGGTTTAAATATATTTCGTTTTTATTTGTTAAGAAAAAATTAATTAAATTATTTTTAACAGCTTCTTTTGTAGTATAAGTAGTTTTAAATACTCCAGGAGCATTAAAAGGAATAGCCACACCAACACCAGTACCTGGTCTTGTATCTATAGGGTATATTTTCTTTGCTCCGAATGCCATTATTTATTCATTAATCCCATTATCATATCTAATCCTACTTCTCCAGCAGGTAATGTTCCATTAACATTATCTACAGGTCCTGTAGGGTTAAATTGACCAGTATACGCTGTTGTTGCTGGGTTGTTGTTTTGCATATCTTCTAATAAACCTCCAAACATAGCGCGTCTTTCAGCAGCATTAAGTTGTTTTGGTTTTTCAATATGTGGTTGTGCATAAGTATCTCTTATAGTTTCATTCACAACTGTTTTTGGAGCACGAACTGCTTCCAACAGGATATCTTTTAATTCCTCTTGGATAGCTTCTTTCATAGCTTCCTTAATTAGTTTTTTAAATTCTGTTGTCTTCATTATTTATAAATATTAAAATTAGTAAGCTTTTAAATTATCTCTGTCAATTATTAGTTTTAATTCATTAATTAAAGTTTGATCATCGGTTGTAAAGGATAATTCGGTTTGAATTAATACAATACCTGATTGGTTTTTACCTAGTGCACGTCTACGATTTACAGTAGGTGTATAAGGTACTGTTTCTATTTCAATAATAAAACCTTGATATGTTATTTCATTTTGTGTTAAAGTTGATTGGGCTTGTGCATCTGCTACATCATTAACTTCTTTAGATATAGGAATAAGTGAATTCATATTATTAGGGTCACATTTTTCTAAAAAGAAATCAATTGATTTTAATAATGTTACTGCTGTTAATATAAAAGCACCAACAATTGATGCTACTAAAGCAGCACCTCCAATAATTGATGTTAATTTTTGTAATCGAGAATTACCTTTTTCATCAACAAGAGCAGTTTGTTTAGCGACACTTAAAGTATTTAAAAGAAGAGGTAAACCTGCAGCTAATGGTGGAAAGGTAACTGCTGCTATTTTTGCTGCTATTTTTGCTAAATCTATTGCATTTAAAACACCTTGTAAAATATTTAAAAATGTAGCAACACCAGTTAAAGATATTGTAATAACATTTAATGTTCTACCTATTTTATTTAATTGACTTACTATTAAATCTCTTTGTTGCCTAATTTTAGCTAAAGTAGCAGCATCTGGGCAAGAATCAGTATCAATATATTTTTGTATATAGGTAGATATTAAATTAGTTAAAGAAGGAATTACAATTTTTTGAACTTGAGTACCTATTACTAATAATAATAAAGGTAATTTAGCTATACCCATTGCTTTTAAATCAGTAGGAGTAGCATTTTCAATTTGAGTAGCATCTATATTATTAGCATCTTGTTGATCTAAAAATAATTGATCATCAGCTGCTTTTTGCAATCTTTCTTGTTCTTGATCTTCTGGAGTTATAGCAGCCATTATACAGTATAATTAGAATTAGATTTTAATTTTTCAAGATTACCTTGAATTACTTTTAACTGAGAAGATAATTGACTTGCAGCTAAATTTAATGGAACTAATGGTGTTCCTGGAGCTGTTGAAACTACAGTAGCACAAATTTGTAAAAATGCACTTAAATTAGTAATTAAATTATTTAAAGTTGAAATTGTTTTATTACCTAATAATAAAGGTTCGGTTGCATTTTTAGAACCTAAATATACCTTTCCAGCTTGTAATGTAACAGTTGGTGCATCAATATTAACACTTTCTTGAGCATTTAAATTAATTGATTTTTTAGAACTAAATAAAATATGATCTAAAGTTGAATTAAATACTAAACGACCTGAATTGATTATGATTTGTTTTCCTGCGTATTGATTAGGTGCTTGAGGTGGATTATTTTTATAACTTAAATAAGAAGTACTTGATGCTTGTAATGGAATTTGTTGAGTACTTGTAAAATATATTGATGAATCATCATTATTAATATTTTCCACTACAGGTACCCAACCTTCTTCTGTTTGAGTTCCTTGTCCATTTCTAATAATAGTAATAGGATCTCCATTTGAACCAGTTGTAGACCAATTATTAGGTGTATTTTTAACAGTTGAACCAATTCTAATACTATTACCCCATCTACCTTCATAAATTATATCACCTTCAAAAGGTAATAAAGGATGAATATTAGAACGTTCAATAAATGTATTACCTAAAAATATTTCTGTAGATTGATCTGTTATTCTTCGAACATTACCTCCCTCAGTTTGAATATAATCTTTTTGTTGTGTTGGAGGTAAAGCATTAGGAGCTGTTGGAAAAGCATTATGATGTGGGTGATTCCAAAGTGAAACTATATTAATATAATATTCAACTGTATTTGAAGATATTGCTTCAATTTCAGTATTTGGAAGTCCAATTAAATAAACAATTTCATTTATAAGAGGTAAATTTTTAAAATTACCTGTTAAAGGTCTTGCTGTAGGTAAGGATGGAGAAGGTAATGGGTTATTAACATCTTCATATTCAATAATTCCTAATCCATTCCATTCACCTAATTCTTTAAACCTTGGGTGAAATTCATCTAAAACAATACTTAATACTCTAACTGCTCTAATTAAATTAATTTGAGAAATAGCATTTGCAACGTTAAATCCATTATTAGCGTTGGCATTAAGTTGTTGATTTAGTGCTGCAAATCCATATTGACCCATTATTTATCTCCTTTTAATTCATTCATAGCAGATAATAATTGCTCTTTTTCTTCATCTGAAATAGTAAGAGAACCATCAGCTGATACGGTTGCCATAGCACGTTGAGCTAAAGCAGCCATTTTAATTAAAATATCATCATTTTTAACGCCAATTTCCATATATTCCTTAATTAAAGGAACAACAAGAGTAGCATCTCCAATATCAGAAATAAGTGGTTTTAATTCGGAAATTAAAGCAGTAACCTGTTGGTCTTTTTTCTTTTGGTTATTATAAATTTCCTCCAAAACATCAGAGAATTTTTTCTTACCAAATATAATATTTTCAAATTGTGACATAATATACAATATTAGTTTATTATAAATATTAAAACTAAAAATTTGTATATCCGTGTTCTAAATAAAAGAAATAGTGTTTTTTAAAAATGTCGTAAAGCTGGTTAGCTATTTTAGTAATTTTAGGTGTTTTGACATCTATAATTTCACGGATATAAATGTAAAGTGCTTTTTTATTAAAAATATCTAAGTTTTCTCTTTTGCGAAATAATTCTAAAATCGCATCCGCAATTTGAGCGTCATATTCCTTAGGAAAAATTTTATAAATATTCTGTGTGCAGTGGTCAGTATATAAGTCTATAAACTTTGATAGACGGTCATCATATGTAGAATCTTCAAGTGTATATGAATGTTTTTCATCTTCTTCAATTGATTCTAAACCTGTAGTATCAATACGTTTTTTATAATTTTTCTGGTTAGATAATATTAAATAGCGTTTAGTAATAGTTCCAAAATATGAATATGCTTTAGCTCCACGTTCAGGGTTAAATAAATGAATTTTAGATAATAAAAATATTATTACCTCATGTTGTAAATCTTCAATATTATCTACTTCAGTGTAATAAAATTTAAAAGTATGAATAATGTTTTCGGTAAGTTTAAAAAACGCATAATGAATTTTTTCATTATAAATTCTACTTCTTAACTCAGGGTCAGTTGTATTATTATAAAGTACAATAGCATCCTCGGTTGCTTGAGTAAAGTATTGTACTCCCTTTTTTTTCTTTTTGACTACTACCTCTTCCATTATTTAATATTTTTAATAATGAAGGCATTTAGAATTGTTTGAATACTTTGGATTTGAGTAAAAAAGAATCCTACTTCATCATCAGATTTAAAACTACCTTTTGCATCTACTTCCATCATTTTCTTTTCTGATTCTTCAATAATTTCTGAAATTTTATTTAGGTAGGCCATATAACCTGCTAAAATATCCTCCTGTTTTTCATTCTTACGTAGGAGGTTAAAGGTCGTGAATCCAAGAGTCACGACCAATATAGAAAGAATAATAATTGTTAATATCATAAGTTGTCTAATAAGTTCTTTAATCCTTCACTTTTTACGCTACCTAAGGCTTTTTGTTTAGCAGCAGCGGGTGTTGGATATTTTTTATTTGACTCCAATGTAAATTTCTTCTTTGACTCATCCACGCTATTTCCTGAAAGTTTTGGAAGCCATTCTCTTTCAAATTCAATTCTTGCAGCCATTAAATCAGCTTGATGAACAATAAATGGAAGTGATGTACGTGGTTTTTGTTCTGGCATATAAGTCATTAAATATTTCTTATTACCTTCATCATATAAACCATCATGAGTCTGAATAGTAATCATTTCATTAAATGAATATTGGATACCATGAGATTGGAGTAAAAATAAACCACGATCAGGAACAGAGGCAAATGGGACCTTAGTATTAAACATATAGTCTTCACCAAGTTTATTACGTCTCCATTCATCTGTTTGTGGAATATAAGAATCATTTTCTTCATCTCCCATTTTACCCAGATCATGATTTAATGCCGAAAATACTAATTCTTCTTTAGTGTAAGTAGTTAAATCTGCTCCCATTTTACCCCATAAACTATGAAGATGTAAAGCACCCGTAATTACACGATTTACATGATCTATATAACCACCAGGAAAAGCATTATGATATTCTTTTTTATGAGCGGCAGGCATTAAAATAAGCCTATCTTCATATTTTTTATAAAATTCAATTAATTTTTCTTTCCTTGGAGATTGAATATGATCTTCAATATAACCAATAAATTCTACCCAATTTGCTTGGATTTGCTCTGCTGTTAGTTGCATAACTTATTAATAATTATTAATTTCTCCGGGACCTAATGGTTCCTGTTGAATAAATGCTTTTGTTTCTTGAATTAACTCTCTTATTTCTTGGAGTACCTCCTCAAATTGTTCTCTCGAACCTTGACGACTTAGGATGAAATGTAGCTTCTCAATCCCTCCCTCGGCTCGTTCCAACCGTCTCATCATTATTTCTCTATTCTTCATATTTTCTATTATTTAATTTTCTAAACTCTCGTATTCCCAATATAATAAGGAAAAATGGTGTCGCCAAGCTTAGTTTAAAATACTTTCAAGAAAATTTTGAATTTTTTTAAGATGCGCACACTTTTCGTATTCTTCTAATTCCTGAAAGTATAATATTGTTACTTTAGTGTAAGTAAGTAATATTTCATCTGCATAATGAGTTATAGATTCTTGATGTAATTTATTATTAATATCAATCTTACTTATCCAATACCAGGCTCTATTATACATTATGAATTCACCGGCAGCTTCTACATCATTCATATCAAGCCCTTCATCCATATCTTTAAATGAATTTAATGCTTTAGTATTAAATACTTTATGATTATAAATAAGTTTTTTAAACATTCCTACCCAGAACATAGGGTGCTTTTTAAAATCTTCTAAAAGATAGGACATATCTTGATTTGTACCAAGATCCGGTTTAGGATTTTCATCCTTACTACCAAATAATTCAAAGATTTTATTTACATCCACGTGCATAAATATGCATTATAACCGATTTATATTGTTTATAACGGCGCTTTAACCCCAAATCATGGAGTTATGTGCCTATTTGTCTAATATAACTATATACAAAGAGCCGACTAATGCCGGCTCTCCATAAAATAGTTAAAAGTTAATTATTTAATATCACTTGATTCGATAAGAGTATAAGTAAATGATTTACCATGTATAGCAGCTGCTTTTCTAGCTAATATCATAAATGACTCAAAATCAGCAGATTTTTTAAATACTTGACATCCTTCAGACCAGTTTTCTACGTAAGTAGAATCAGCACCTGCTTTATGAATATTAATACCAAAGATACCTTCTTGGATTTTAGACTCATCATAAGTCATATCCTTATTAGCGTCACGATATACTTTAACTGGTTTTTGTTGTTTTAAAGCTTCGTATTTTCCTTGGTGTAAACCTAGGGTGTGTGAACCTCTGTATTGACCTTCAACTAAACGAGCAACACCTGCAGCGTTGTGAAATTCTTTAACACCTTTAGTTCCTGGATCAGTAGTACAAGACCACTGATGAAATTTCCATACACCACCTTCTTTGTAAGATACAGTCATTGTATCATCAAATACGTTAGTTACTTTGTTACCTGTTGCAGAGTTTCTAACTCCTACAATGTTTAAGTCGAAGTCTTTTGCACCTTCAAACCAAACATACCCTTTGCCTTTAACGGCACCTTCAATTTGTTCTCTTGTGTAAGCCATAATTTAATTAATTTTCTACGTTATCTTTATCTTCTTCGTGTTTGTCTTTTTTGTTCATCCATTTATCAACAGAAGCGATACCAAATGAACCTAAAATGATTACCATAAATCCATCAAAGATGAATTCGTTAATTACCAAAGCTGTACCCATGTAACCTGTAACTAGGTCTACAATAAGGGCAACTACTAGCATAAAAAATGCAATGAATCCTACAACGGCTTTTTCGTTGATTGTGTTGTTGTCATCGAATAATGACTTGAAAAATTGTTTCATGTTATTATTTATTTATTTGTTTTTATTTTATCCCCATCTTGGGTAGCATATTTAATACCCATAATTGTACCAACTATTGAAAAGGCATTTGTAAGTAATACACTAAACATATTACTCCATGTAGATCCTATTATTTGAGTATCTGTACCATAAAAAATAGCAAATGAATACATGGTAGTTGTAATAAACCCTACACTCATGATTACAAACAATGCAGATTTTACAATCACTTTGATTAACTCGTTTTGGCTCTTTTTTAGTGTAGCATCTAAATCTTCAACAGCCGCATTTCTTTCTATTTCAAGAGCATTTTTTAGTTCTTTAGAATTATGTAATTCAATCTGTAAATTTTCCGTAAGTTCTTTAATTGCTTTTTTATTTATAGTAGCTTCTGTAACATCACTAGCAATTTTAATTATACTGGTAACATTTCCTTTACTATCAAATATAGGATTATAACTTGCTTGTAAATATACAGTAGAACCATCTACTTTTTTTCTTTCAAATATTCCATTAAATATTTTACCGGCTTTTAAATCCTGCCAAAATTTTAAATATTCATCAGATTTTGAATATTCATAAGATATAAAAATACTATGATGTTTACCTATAACTTGATTTTTTTCATTTGCTTTATATCCCATTGTTTCTAAAAAAATAGAATTAGCATCTAAAATAAAACCATTAACATCGAATCTTATAGTTGCTGAGCTTCTGTTTACAGCATCCATTTGATTTTTACTATTGACTATTTCAGTAATATCAGTAGCAATTTTCATTATTTTAGTAAGCGTACCTGATTCATCAAAAATAGGATTGTAGGTTGCTTGTAAATTTATAAGACTACCGTCTTTTTTTCTTCTTTCAAACTCTCCTTTATAATACTTCCCACTTCTTAGAATATCCCAAAACTTTTCATATTCTAAAGATCTCGCATAATCGTCACATACAAATATACTATGATGTTTACCTATAAGTTCTTTAGGGTCATCTTCTTCAAAACCCATTGCTTTTAAAAAGATATCATTTACTCCTAAAATAACCCCAGTTAAATCAAAGTAAATAATAGCATTACTGCGATTAATTGCTTCAAGTCTACTTAATAGCTCTTCTTTAGATAAATGTTTCATACTTTTTATTATCAAAATAAAAAACTGATTGAAACAACTTTATTTACTTACTTATATATATAAGAAAAATCTAAAACTACCCTACAGTAAATACTGTCAATGATACATATTGGAAAAAATTTTTCTGTCGGGAAGACAGGACTCGAACCTGTGACCCACGCATTATGAGTGCGGCGCTCTAACCAACTGAGCTAAAGGTCCAAATGTAGGATATCGCTTAACCTACGATGATTGCGCTTATCATCTTCAACCTAAATGATCACGATTTTTTTGTACTCGATAGGGGAATCGAACCCCTCTTACCAGGATGAAAACCTGGTGTCCTAACCGATAGACGAACCGAGCAAATAAACCAAAGTAGAGTAAAATTAAAGTTTCGTTGAAAAGATTTGAGATTTAAGTTTTCCTAATATTGAATTTTAAATTTTGAATCTTAAGGCATTCGTCAATATCAGTATCAAAGCATCATGTTTATATGTAGAGTTGATAATTCCGAAGAATTAAGCACTACTAATTCAACTTTACTCTTTAAATTGGTTATATCTTTGTGATGGCATTAAATGCCTCAATCTCTTCTTGGAGTTTTTCTAACTCCTCTTCATAATTTTTAATTTGAAGATCTTTATTAAATAAATTCATGTATGCTCTATATTCAACAGCATTATCATTAACCGAATAACGATCACGAACTTTTCCTTCTTTAGTGTCAAGTCCACGCATACGAGAAATTATATTTTTAATTTCCCCTAATCGAAAAATTTTTTCAGCAATAGGTACATTTGCTTGATGGATTTTTGCTTTTAAACTAACTAACTCATCAGTTTTTTTCAACCATCCTTCAAACATTTCTTCTGGTTTATAAGATGGAGTTGTTCCAACTTCAAAAGAATTGTAATTAGAAAAACGAGAATAAAATTCATCGGCTTGTTTTACAAGTTTTTTCTTGTGTTTAAGTGCTTTTGTCAAATTCATAGTATCAATATAACATTTTTATTTTAAAATTCCAAACTAAGTTTTAGTTACCTCCCAAGGATTCGAACCTCGATTAAGTGGACCAAAACCACTTGTCCTGCCATTAGACGAGGAGGTAATAATGCTAGGTCACCGCTGCCACCTAGCGTGGGGAGATTTAACGTGATTTTTCTCTTTACTAGAAGCGCAGGCCTCCCTTGTTCACGGACCCGAATCGGTATTAAGGTGCGGAAGATGTAGGATTCGAACCTACGGTACCTTGCGGTACAACAGTTTTCAAGACTGCCGCGATCGACCACTCTGCCAATCTTCCAATTACTCCTTATTCTAATACCCTTTTATTTCGGAGTCAACCTGCTTTACTTAAACGAGTTTTTCAAGGGTACAGGTTGTTTAGTTGCGAACCTAGGACTCGAACCTAGAACTCTGGGTTATGAGCCCAATATGTTACCATTACACCAACTCGCTATTTGAGCCACCTGACGGACTCGAACCGCCGACCATCTGATTACAAATCAGAAGCTCTACCAACTGAGCTAAGGGGGCTTGTAAACTCAATTACTGAGCTACAACTGTATCAACTGGTGCTACAACTGAAGAATCTACAGCAGTAGAATCAGAAGTTGAAGTTGATGTACTTGCATTGTTTGAACAAGCTGACATTGTAGCTACGGCTACGATTGCGATTGCGAAAATTACTTTTTTCATTTTTCTTTTTTTGGTTTTATTATTAATTTTATTATAAATATTTAATTTTGTACTTGAGACGGGAATTGAACCCGTAAGAACAATGTTCATTGGTGTTTAAGACCAACGCGTCTACCGATTCCGCCACCCAAGTATTTGTGTTATATAAATATATAATATTTTTTAAACGTCCCATTCATCCGCACCTACTTGCAAACATTGCAATAAAGGAGCATCTGGAAATTGTTCTTTATGTTGGAATGCTGATTCTATAACTTCAAAAGCAAGCCCAGCATTTACAGCTTCTACAATAATTTTATCACAGGCGTTATTATAATCATTTCTAGCTTTCATGTCGTTAATATAATATATATTTTTTAAATAACCAAATTTATTTTAAAGTATTTTTAAGCGTATGCGTATGCTAGTTGAAACAACTCTTTATTAATACGTGTATCTTCACTAGCACCAACAACACCATTCATCATTCTACCTTTATCATCAGTAATGCGATGTGGTTGTGTTAAATTTTCTTGTATGCGGTTAAATACTGTCCATACATCATCACCTTTATCTTCATCACGAACTGTATTAAGTAATTGATCAACGTTTATACGATGGTTTTTACCAAAACGAAGTGTTGCAGCCTCTGTAGCCATAGCTATAGCTTGTTGAGGTGTCAAATTACTATCTTTTAGTTTATTAAATTCATCCATAATACCTTGTGTACGAATACCTAAATCACAAAGTATTTCTTGCAATGAATATTGACCTTTTTCATTATGTGGTACTTTAGCACTACTATAAGATGTATGTGCAATAACACCATTCGAACAAACTTGACGATAAGCACCTAAATCTAATTCCATAGGTTTAGAACCATTACAACTATTTTGAATATTCATAGTAGCAACAGCTTCTGTTTGACCTTTTTTATTAAGGATTTTAAAATCTGGATGTTCCATTTTAATAAAATGATTAGCAACCTTACGATTTTTACCTCTGTTTTCTAATGCACCTGCAACATTCCAACCTTGACGTTGAAATTCACGTACAGCATCTAGAGATTCGATTTGAAAAGGTTTTGAAGTAATACGTTGATTAGTACGCCAATCCTTATTAAGTGAAGGAATAAAAGCTGACAATTTATTAATGTCGTTGTTTAGCGGAATAAAGTTTAAATTTTTTCTCATGATTTTTATTTTGTTTTAAGTGAATAAATTGGTTTAACATTACCTTTTTTATCGATTGTATACGATATAGGTTGTTTTAAATTGTTA